ACATGATTCAGTTCGGCATGCGGCTCGGCAAGCACCCACTACTGCTTTGCACGTCGACGCCGCGTCCCAAGCCCAAGATCATGGAGCTGGTCGAGCGTGACGGGCAGGACGTGGCGTACACCATTGCATCCACGTACGACAACAAGGACAATCTGGCTCCGAAGTTCATGGAGCAGATCCTGCAGTACGAGGGCACCAAGCTGGGCCGCCAAGAGATCTACGCCGAGATCATCGACCCAGAAGAGTCGGGCGTCATCAAGCGCACATGGTTCAAGCTCTGGGATGCCGAAACTCCGCTGCCGAAGTTCGAGTACGTGGTGCAGTCATACGACTGCGCAACTTCGGACAAGACCAAGAATGATCCGACCGCGTGCGTGGTGCTGGGAGTGTTCCGACCCAACGAGGATGCGCCGATGTGCGCCATGCTTATTGACTGTTGGGAGAAGCACATGCAGTACCCCGACCTGCGCCCTCACGTGACCGAAGAGGCCACGGTGATCTACGGCGATGTGAATGAGTTCGGCGTTGGGAAGAAGGTCGACCTGATCCTCATTGAAGACAAGTCTGCAGGAATTTCGCTGATTCAGGACTTGCAGCGCACCGGGCTGAACGTGCGTGCGTACAATCCGGGCGGTGCTGACAAGATGCAGCGCCTTAACATCGTCTCGCCTATAATTCAGCGCGGACTGGTTTACATTCCTGAATCGATGCATCGTCCTGGGTTTGCTCGTGACTGGGCCGACCCGCTCATCGGGCAGATCTGCGCGTTCCCCGAAGTGCGCCACGATGACTTGGTCGACGCAATGACGCAAGCTCTGAGGGTGCTGCGCGATATGGGCTTCTTGGTCGTGGACATTCCGCAATACGACGACGAATACGCTGACGAGACGCGACCACGCCGCGTGAATCCCTACGCAACCTAGCATGCAGATCTTCACACCTCAACAATGCGCAGACATCGTCGCTGCGTTCGACGCGCACGAGCACAAGAACGTTGAAGGTGATCTGAAGAACGATCCGTACTACCGCAACAGCTTCGGTGTGTACCAGCTGCCTGAATCGCTCAAGCACGCAGAGCACGTGACGCGCATCGTCAAGCAAGTTCACCCTAACATCAAGTTCGATAGCGTGTACACACGATCGTACCACAATGGGAGCTATCTGCTGGTGCACACGGATCGCCCCGATCTGGACCTCACATTGAGCGTGTGCCTCGAGAACAAGCGTGGCTTCTTGTGGGATCTGAAGGTCAGCAACGTGCCATGGGTGGGTGATTGGAAGAACGGCATCGACCACACGCCGTGGACGGGCAGCTACAGCACGACGCACTTGGGCATCGGTCAGGGCGGGTTGTGCGAAGGAAGAAAATACCCGCATTGGCGCGATACTTTGGTTTGTGCGCCTGACGAGCGGGTCGTGTATGCGTTCTACCACTGGTCGTTTACCGAGCCTGTCGAGCAGCCCGACCCATTCACCCGCGAGCAACTCGCGATGGATGTGCTGGCGCGGTTGCTCGTTGACACGTCCTTCGCAGTGGCTGACAAACTCATCGAACGAGTGAAACATGGCTAGAGACGACAATCCGTTCTTCGACCTTGCTGACTATTCGGCTGGGCCACCACGCGACGCAATGTACTCAGGCTTCGTGCCCGGCACCAACCCGATGGCACGCAAAGCTGAGCAGCAGCGTCTGATGCGTGAAGCCAAGCAGCTAACGCCAGCCGCTGCGCTGATGCGTGGTTTGGGTGAAGGCTATTTCGGCGACGTGACGACGCCCAATGCCGAGCAGGGTTACAGCGTCATGGACCCAAGCAACCGCGCACCTGCGGGGCGGGAAGCCGAGATGCAGCGGTACCGTGACATCGGCACTGCGCTGGGCATCGGCGCAGACCCTGTCTCAATGCTTGCCCCGTTCGCCAAACCAGCAGCCAAGGCGGTTGGGCGTGGCGCATTGGCCGCTGCGCGAAGCGACACTGCGTACGACTTGGCTAACCGCGTGGCGTCTGCCACAGGCGCAAGTCCGCTGTACGCTATCAAACCGAAGGGCGGGAACTGGGCTCCCCCTATTAACTTGGATTTGCCGTCGAAGCGTTTAGCTGGGTCTTCAGCTAACTCAAATTCTGATAGTGTAACTCGAGCTTTAAGCCCGTTACGAACTTATTACCAAGGCCCAAACCGCGCACCTGCTGAGATAGAGAGTCTTAATGCAAACGTCGCGGACCCACTCAACCGTTGGCTCGACAAAAAGCTCGCGCCATACGTGCGTAATGAGATGGGCACACCAGATGACCCGATACGTCTTATGCACGAGCAAGGTTACTCGCACAGCCCCGCAATAAGAGGAATTGAATCAAACGTGGTGGGAACTTCGACACCACAGCGCGTTACTGAAGCTCGTTTTTCAGCTGGTTTCCCAGAAGAGGGTTTTGCGGTTCGAAGGCACGCTGAAGCTGGTTACCCCGAAGAGAATTCGCTCAACGCACGTAGAGCCGAAGAGTGGGAAGCCATGTCTGATCGATTGATTGACCCTAACATTGCTGGGAATTATCAAGAGGATATTCAGTTAGGTCGCCAGCGACTTGAAAACCGCAAGCCTGAATTCAAATCGATTCTTGGTGATTGGGATCCTAATGTTGAGATGGCGGAGAATAGTCCTTGGATTGAAAAGCTCGACCCAAACACTCCCATTTACAGGATAGCCGACTCTCAAACTTTCAGTTCTGATTTAGATTTCAACCACCTCATAGACGAGTTGCGCGCATCGCTTTCGCCCAACTCAGAGCTACCAGCGCACCTGCGACTCACGCCCGAAACGCTAAACAAGGTGAGCGTCGCTGACGCTGTTAAGCGTGTGAGCGAGATCAATGACTGGCGAGCTCTCCAGGCTGAGAAGGCCGAGCGAGCTGGCATGCTGGAGAATCTCAATTCCAACGCTCGACTCGCTGACCCAACCGCTAAGTTGTCGTTCGTGGAGAAACCTGGTCTGACTTGGGCCGACATTCCTGAGGTCATTGATGAGAAAGGTACCAAGCTCTGCACTAGCATTGGTAAGGCGGGTGGCTGGTGCACCATGAACACTGACATAGCTCAGCATTATGGTTCGGGTGACAAACGGCTCGTTGCGCTGCTCGACGCTGAAGGCCGACCGCACGCACAGGCGATGATTTCAACTTCTAAATACGATCACTCGCAGATGCACCTGGGTGATGTTTTGGAAGGAGAGGACGCTGTTGGTGATCAGTACTATCGTAATTTGCAGACTCTGCTAGAGCGCAGAGGTATAAATCCAGAAGACGCCCAGCGTTATGTGGAGCTTGAAGCTTTTGGTAGCCCTAGCGAAATCCCTGCTTAGGTTCAGGAATTGATGAATGGGCTTTCTTTGGAAGCTGAATCCATGATTCCGAAGAAACAAATCGATCTGCCTGACATCGAAGAGCTCAAGCCTCCGGGCAATTCATTCGACAGCGATCGATCGAAGGCATACGAGAAACGCGATCCTGAATACAAGAAAAAAATCAGCGAGTCTGTAGTAAAGTTCCTCAATTCCGGCAATTGGGGAAATGTTAATGACTTGGACTATTACAACATTTTCGACCTTAGAGACCCAAGCAGCTATGGAGGTTTAACAAGACTGTTCGGCGAAGAGGGTGCTGACAAAGTCTTTGCAGCCACTCGAGCGAATGGCGGCACCCCGCCAGTTCGATTCATGACTCGAGACCAGGTGAAAGATTTCATCGAGCGACCAGAAATCGTTTACCACGCGGGTGCTGAGTTCAACGAACCGCGACCCGGCTTGTTCACGCACCCAGAGCGGGAGGTTGTTGAGAAGTTCCAGTCTTCGACCAATGCTCCTCAGCTGCACACTTTTGAGGCGCGACCCCGTAGTTCTGGCACCGAGGAAGATGTTTACCGAGTCGCTCGCCAGCTAGGCATCTACGACCCTGAAATTCCAGTTGGTCAATACCTGGAGCAGGGCGAGAACGCAATATTCCCGCAGTCAGCTCAAGTTGTTGACGAGCTGCGCAATCGTGGGTTCGATTCCCTGCGGCTGAAAGACGCAATGGGCAAAAAGCCTTCGCTCGTGGCTCTCGATCCTTCGGTGCTTAGGCGCGTGCCACCAGCCGAAGGCTACGCCAAAGGTGGCGCGGTCAAGTCCGACTTTTTCCTCGACCCATCGTCGTACGCGCAGTCGCGCTCCAAGCAGATGTTCCCCAAGCAGAAGAGCGAGTGGACGCAGCAAGACGCCGCACGCCACATGCTTGCCTCTGGGATGATGACGCAGAAGTTCGGACCAACCGTCGCCAAGATCGCTGGTCTGGCGCACGAGCACGGCAATGCGCCGGTCAAGACGATCGGCTACATGCTCGGCATCGGCAAGATGCCGCCAGACTACGACCAAGACCTGCACAACAATGCGTTGGGCGTGCAGCTTGCCAAGGACGCGGCGTCGCAAGAAGACTTAGAATCTCGTATTCAAGCTATATTGAACAGCGCGACCAAGCAGCCCACCCCCGGCAAGCCGTGGATCGGGCGACCGAATATACCCGCGCAGATGAGTGACTATGCCCGAGGCGGGTCTGTGTCCACCAATCCGTTCGATCACTTGGTTTAACCAGAAGACATCATGCCTGAAATGCCAATCGACCCGATGCAGGAACAAGACCCCACCGCTCAGCCAGAGGACGAAGAAGGTCTGGTGCTGGACTTGGACGACGAGTTCGCGGAGGTTGAAGAGCAGCCCGACGGGTCAGCGATCGTCCGCATGGACGAGTTCAAAGGTCCCAAGGAAGATCAGGACTTCTACGCCAATCTG